TGATGGTAATTTTTTTGTATTAGAGGATGATGTCATATTTAAAGAAGATCCACTATCTTATACAAAGCGAATGATTCTATTTTGTAACGCTAATAAAATAGATTTTGATTGTATATTTCTAGGAGAGGCTTGGATAAGAAAAGGCGATAACAGAGATATTTTTGCGAAAAAAGAGCATCCAGCAACAAATGGTTTATGCACAGTATTGTATAATAAAAAATCTGTTGAGAAATTGAATCATAATTTAAAAAATAGCAAGATTACACAACCTATGGATTGGGAGCTTAACGATAGGTTTAGAGATTTAGATTTTCAGGTATATTGGGGTAAAGCTATAACTGAACATGGTAGCGTATTAGCTTTAGAAAATGGTGAATATAAAGATTTAAAGTCTACTCTAAGAAAATCATATTAATATGGAAAAAATAAAATTAAAGTTTTCCTCTCCTTGGGATTCATCTAAAGAAAATAACTCTAGAGTTTTATATAATTGGGGGGACCTTCCTAATTGTTTTGAGTTAACCACTGGAAGTGATTATGATTACTTGATAGTTATAAATCATAGTCCAGAGATGTATTCGTCTCCTAGAGAAAAGAATATAGCTGTAACTATGGAGCCTACATGGAGTATCAATTCTTTAAAAGATTTAAACCAATATTGTTCTCATGTAATTACTTCTGATAAAAAAATACAAGGAGACGGGGTTCACCATACTTTTTCTTTTTTGTTTACTCATGATTCAAGAAACAATATCCATACTGATAATTTATTTGGCCAAACTGTTGATGAATATTTAGCAAATGATTCTTTTCACCAAGACATTGATTCTCCAGATTACAAGAAAAAAATGTCTTTTGTTATTGCTAATCATGGAGCTTTGGCGGGAAGAAACAATTCAGAATCATCTAATTATTATATAAGAGAAAATCTGCTTTTGAAAATTTTGAACTCAGATTTAAACGTAGATATTTATGGTAAAGGTTGGGCGATTAATGACTCTAGATATAAAGGTTCTCCAGCTTTAAAAGAGGAAGCTCTTAAAAATTACAAGTATTCTATATGTATCGAAAATAGCTGTGAAGACCTGTATATTTCAGAAAAGTTTTTTGATGTATTCTTAAATAATTGTATTCCTGTTTATTATGGGTGTCTTAATATTGAAAATGCATATAACAAAGATGCGTTTATTAATTTTAATCCGCAAGCAGATAATGCAATTGAACAATTAAAGGAGATAATTGATACCCCAATCTCTTGGAGATTAGATGCAATAAAAGAATGCAAAAAAGATTATTATACAAAATACAATCTTCTTAATTATTTAGAAAAACTCCTTAAAAATTTGTAACAGTGAAAAAAATTGTAAGTTTTTGTTTATGGGGTAATGATCCCCGATATACTGTTGGTGCTTTAAAAAATGCAGATCTAGCTAAAGAAATATATCCAGACTGGATTTGTCGTTATTACATTGGGAAATCAACCCCAAATGAGATTATAACAGAACTCTGCGACAAAGATAATACAGAGCTTTTTATAATGAATGAAAGCGGTGATTGGAGAGGGATGTTTTGGAGGTTTTTACCTGCATCTGACAGTGACGTTTCGGTAATGATATCTAGAGATACAGATAGTCGCTTATCACAAAGAGAGAAAGAGGCTGTTGATCAATGGCTTGACAGCGATAGAGGATTTCATATAATGAGAGATCACCCAGCACATGGCACCGAAATACTTGGAGGTATGTGGGGAGCCAAGATAGGCTCAATACCAGAGATGAAACCGCTTATAGCAGATTATTCAAAAGGAGACTTTTGGCAAGTTGATCAGAACTTTTTGAAAGAAAAGATATATCCAATAGTCAAAACAAATTCATTTGTTCATGATGAGTTTTTTGAACCTAATGGTAATTCATTTCCTAGAAAAAGAAAAGAAGGTATTGATAGTAATGGTAACCCTATAGATTTTATAGGAGAACCTGTTGACCAAAATGACAAAAGGATATGGTAAGAAAAAAAGCAATCGTAACAGGAGGAGCGGGTTTTATTGGCTCACATATTGTAGATTATCTACTTTCCATAGGGTGGTATGTAAAAGTAATAGATAATGAATCTGCCGAGTCTCATGATAACTTTTACTGGAACAAAGAAGCAGAAAACCATCAAGAAAATATTTGCGATTATGAATCAATAAGACCGCTTTTTGATGGAGTAGATGTAGTTTTTCATTTAGCCGCAGAATCTAGAATTCAACCTACTTTATACAACCCCATATTGGCTGCTGAAGTTAATACAGTAGGCACATGCACAATATTGCAATGTGCAAAGGAGGCAGGAGTCAAAAGAGTTATTTATAGTTCTACTTCAGCTTCTTACGGTTTACTTAATGAGATACCAAATGCAGAGTGGATGTTAAATGACTGCCTGAATCCTTATTCAGTAAGCAAAGTAGCTGGAGAAGAATTTTGCAAAATGTATTCAAATCTTTTTGGTTTAGAAACTGTAGTTCTAAGATATTTTAATGTATACGGAGAACGTCAACCATTAAAAGGTCAATATGCCCCAGTTATTGGTTTATTTTTAAAACAAAAAAAAGAAGGGAAAGACATGACAATAGTGGGTGATGGTTTACAGCGTAGGGATTTTACTTATGTTAAAGATGTTGTTAATGCTAATTTCTTAGCATCACAAAGCGATCATGTTTCTGGAGAAATTATAAACATAGGAACGGGTTTAAATTATAGTATTTTATCTATAGCTAAGGAAATTGGAGGAGATTATACATTTATTGAAGAGAGAAAAGGTGAGCTTAGAGAAAGCTTGGCCGACAACTATAAAGCTAAGAAACTTTTACAATGGGAACCGAAGACAAATTTAAAAGAGTGGATAAGAACACAATGAAGAAAATATTAATAACTGGCTCAACAGGATTTTTAGGCAAACATCTAGTAAAAAGATTGGAGAATGATTATGAGTTGTTAACACCTAGCAGTGACGAACTTAACATCCAAGATATAGTAGCTTTACATAATTACATTTATGAAAAATCTCCAAACATTATTATTCATCTAGCCGCAGTTTGTGGTGGTATTGGAGCTAATCAAAAGGCACCAGCAGATTTTTTTATTCAAAATTCTATGATGAGCGTGAACATTTTGTCTATGTCGAGTTATCATAAAATAGACAAATTAATTACTCTAGGCAGCGTTTGTTCTTACCCTAAGTTTACAGAGATTCCATTTAAAGAAGAAAATATTTGGGATGGCTATCCTGAAGAGACAAATGCTCCGTATGGAATTGCGAAAAAAAACTTACTAGTTGGGTGTAGAGCTTATAATGAACAATATGGAGATAATTTTCTTCATCTAATTCCTGTAAATATGTATGGAGAACATGACAACTTTAATCCTGATTCTTCTCATGTTATACCTGCTCTTTTTGAAAAATTTAAAAATGCAAAAGAAAAGGAAGAACCTTTTGTAGAGGTTTGGGGTGATGGTTCAGCTTCTAGGGAATTCCTGTATGCTGGAGATTGTGCTGATGCTATTGCTTTAGCTTTAGAAAACTACAATGATCCCGATCCAATTAATATTGGAACTGGAGTAGAAATTACAATTAAAGATTTAGTCTGTAAAATTAGCAAACTATTTGACTACAAAGGAGAAATAAAATACGATACCAGCAAGCCAAATGGTCAACCACGTAGATGTTTAGATGTAACCAAAGCGAAAGAAAAACTTGGATTTGAAGCTAAGACCACTCTCGACGAGGGGTTAGAAAAAACATATAACTGGTATATTCAATAGTATGAAAAAAATTATTGTCACAGGAGTTACGGGTCAAGATGGTAGTCTGATGGTTGATTATCTTCTGAAAAATACTGAACACACAATTATTGGAGGAGTAAGAAGATTAAGTGTCAAAAACCATAAAAATATACAACATTTAAAAGACAACCCGAGGTTTTTTCTCATTGATTTAGATGTATCTGATCCACAAAATACAGAAAAAGTTATATTAGAACATAAGCCAGACTATTTTATCAATTTTGCAGCAAATTCTTTTGTTGGTAGCAGTTGGGATATGCCTTTTAATCATATGCAAACTAATTGTATGGCCGTTTTACATCAATTAGAGGCTATTCGTCGTCATGCTCCACATTGCCGATATTACAATGCAGGAAGCTCTGAAGAGTTTGGGGACGTTATTACGTCTCCACAGTCTGAGGAACACCCATTGCGCCCTAGAAGTCCGTATGGAGCCTCTAAGTGTGCTGCTAGGCATTTAGTTAAGGTATACAGAGATTCTTATGATATTTATGCGGTTCAAGGTTGGTTATTCAACCATGAGGGAGTGCGAAGAGGAGAAGAATTTGTGACAAGAAAAATAACAAAAAATGTCGCAAGAATTCTCAAAGAGTTCGAAACTGGACAAGTTGTTAAACCATTACAGTTAGGAAACGTGGATTCACGTAGAGATTGGAGTGATGCGGAAGATTTCATTAAAGGTGTTTGGTTGATGCTAAATCAAGAAAGAGGTAACGAAAAAGATTATGTTTTATCTTCTAATGAAACTCATACAATTAGAGAGTTTGTAACAGAGGCATTTAATTTTGTTGGTTTTCACAGATCTGTGTCTGAGTGGAGAGGAGAGGGTTCTAATGAAAAATATTTTCACGGCAAAGATTGCTTCGTAGAAGTAAATAAAAATTTTTATCGCCCTGCGGAAGTTGAGTTACTATTGGGAGATTCTACTAAAGCTCGCGAGGAGTTGGGTTGGGAGCCTAAAACGAACTTCATTCAATTAGTCAAAAAAATGGTTGACTATGATGTTGCATCTGATAGCATCTTTCCATAGTGTCAAAAGCTAAGGGGCCTAATAAAAGAGATATTATCTTTCGTCTGGTAGATGTTCCAGATAAAGGCAGAAGACCATTTTTTGCTAGAGAAATGAAAATGCTCAATGATCTTTGTGATCGTTATTCACAAGATTTTATGGCAATCGTATCTTTTGAAAAAAAGTTTGATTCTTTAGCTTATCTAGTAAGCGATAAGCTCAAAGATACTATGGACACAAAATTCAGAGCGTTCAACTTTAAGGTAGACTTGTCTAAATACGAACGCTATAATTTGGGCCATAAATCAGGGCAAGATAGAGACATTGCTCGGACAACTAAAACGATAAAAGATTTTTTAAATGAGTGATCAAACACGTAAACCTGAAGAGATTCTTGGCTCTTACTTAAAAGAAAGTAAGAAGGATCATTATAATTTTGAAGATACTGTAGATTACAAAGTCAGTAGTGGCTCTTTGCAGTTTGATGCTTGCATGGGAGGAGGTTTTTCTCCTGGATTACATCGGTTTACAGGAATCAATGAAGGAGGTAAAACTTCTGAGGCTCTTGAAGTTATGAAAAACTTTTTAGCTACGATACCTAAGTCCCGAGGTTTTTATATTAAGGCAGAGGGTAGGTTGGCACCAGAAATGAGAGAAAGATCTGGTGTTAAATTTGCTTTTGACGAAAAAGAGTGGGTTGATGGAACGTGTTTCGTTTTTGAAACAAATATTTATGAAGCGGCTATGGGTCTGGTAAAAGAGTTCATTACCAGTAATGAAGAAGGATATAAGTATTGTTTTATTATAGACTCTGTAGATGGTTTGATTACAAGAAACGACTCTATAAAAAGTTTTGAAGATGCGACAAAAGTTGCAGGTGGTGCAGTTGTTGCCTCTGATTTTTGTAAGAAAACTAGCATAGCACTTGGAAAGCGTGGTCACATGGCTATTTTTATTAGCCAAGTTCGTGCCGATATAAAAATAGACCCATACTCAAAAGCCCCTGTGAGGCAAACTACTGCTACAGGAGGAAATGCTTTGCTTCATTTCGCTAATAGCATTATTGAGTTTGAGCCTAGATTTAGAGGAGACTTGATTACACAAGATCCATCTAAAAAACAAATAGATGAAAAGAAGAACCCAATAGTTGGTCATAATGCAAAGGTGACTATTAAAAAATCACCTAATGAAAAAACCAACAGCACTATTTCTTATCCAATCCGTTATGGAAGAACAGGTGGTAATTCTATTTGGAAAGAAAAAGAAATAGTTAGCATGTTATATGGCTGGGACTTTGTAAAACAAAAGGGTGCTTGGCTCTATAGGACAGAAGACTTCGAAGAACTTCTATCAGATAACGATTTAGATTTCCCAGATAAAATACATGGTGAGGCTAAATTATTTGCCCATATCGAATCTGACAGTAAACTTTCAAACTTCTTGTTTGAATACTTTAAAAATCAGATTTCGGGATGAAGTTTTATGATGCATATGGTAAGTATCGAACTCTTGCCAACGCAAAAAAATATTTAATAAACTGGGATACACCTAGTCGTAGCAAATTTCAAACCTCCGTCAAAAAATTTCTAAGAACTTATTGGGAGCATGATATTGTTTT